TTTCTTGATTTTGTATTTTTCTTTTTTTTAGAACGTAACTTTTGTAATTTTTCATTATCACTATCAGTAGAACTATCTGATGATGAATCACTATTATCTTGAATAACCTGAACTCTTTTTTGCTTATTATTAACATTCTCTATTAATAAGTTAAAAGTTTGATGTGTATTTGTTACCTGTGTTTTTAACATATTTAAATGATTATTTAGGTCAATTAAAATTTTATTAGTTTCTTCTTGTGCTAATTCTATTGTTTGTATTCTTAATTCTATTTCTTGTATAAATTTATGTATTTCTGACATTTTATATATATTTAATTAAATTATTTATATAGTTTTATATGTATTATAATTAAATAATGTTTTCATTAAATTTAAGTAATAAATATGAAATGTTTAATACTAATAAAAAAGATAAGAATTCTTTTGATTCTTTTGGCATTAATTATGAAAAATTAGTTTTTGCTAAAATTATTATAATATTAATAATAATATTTTTTACTATTAAATATAATTATGATAAAACTAAGAAATTTTATAAAATTAAAGGAAATGCTTATATTTACTTAATGCAGATAAGTATAATAATTCTTGGTTTATCAACATTATTTGTTCTTGTAAAAACAGTAAAAAGTAATTTCTTATCTAATATTCCTATTCCTATTTTAAATATTTTAAAAAGACACCATTATTATTTACTAATTATAATATTTGTAATATATTTCATATTTTTAGGATTAATTGTAGAAGTATTTCATGGTAATTCAGGAAAAAAAATTAATAATGTTTTCAAATTAGTATATTCTAAAAAAATTACTTATGTATTTTTTATATTTATTGTATGGTTTTTAGTTTCTGTAACTGATAAAACATCATATACAGACAGTAGATTATTAGACTATGTATCATATAAAAAAAATAATACAAAGAAAGAATATAATAGAAGAACACTTATATTTTTAGATACAGGTCTTAATTATATTTTATTAATATTACTTATTTATTTTATGCTTTATGAATCCAATGATATTAAATATAAAATTAAAGAAAAAATGAATAAAAAATTTGGTAAAAAACGGTCTCTTGTAAGTATTAGAGATAATCCTGAAAAAACTGTTTTATAATTTTTATAAATATTTAATTATTCAGATGTTACTGGTGGAGTTTCCCCACTGTCATCTCTTGGTGTATTAAAGGCTCTGTTATGCTGATAGAATTGCCTTGGACGATGAACAATTACATTATCACACATTAGAGGTCCTCCAAGAACACCTGTTACATCTACTGCTTGAAGACCATTCTTTCCATCAGTTACATTAAGTGATACATACTCGCCTTTTGTAAGAGTCTTAAAGTTAGAATTCTTTGGACATACGCCTGTATGATGCACAAAGATATCCTTTCCTTTATGTTCACCGTCCATTACAGTAATAAAACCATAACCAATCTTGTTATTAAACCATTTACAATTTCCGGTAAATGAACCAAATTCCCCTGTTACAAGTGGTTCATCTTGGGGTGATGTTTGTTCGCTTCCTTCTCCTGACATTTAATTCGTGTCTGTAATATATTATGTTATTATCCTTAAATAAATTTTATTTTTTTTATTTAAATATATTTATGAAGTCATTAATAGTTTTTATAATACTTTTAATCTTACTAATATATGTTAAATATGATTTAAAATATAATAAAAATACACAATTATTACAATTTACATCTGATAAAATTACACAAGATATATTATTTGAAAAATCACCTATCATAATAGAAGATAAAATAAATAATATTTTAGATTTTATTCATACTGTTATATCTAATGAATATTTTTATAAAAATAATATTAATTTTACTGATACTAATAAAATTAATAAAAATTTAGCAACCTATATGATAATACATAATAATAATAATAATCCTATTAATGTTTATATATCTAATCCAAATAACAAAGATAAATTTAGATTTATAAAATCTAATGGAAATAATTATTCTATTAGTAATTATGTAATAAATGATATTAATAACATAAATAATACACAATTTATTAATATTATTTTACATCCAAAACAATCTATTATATTACCAAAACAGTGGTTATTTATTATTAATAAATCTTGTAAAATTTATTCATTATTTGGTTTAATATCATACATCGTTTCTTATTTTATTGTTGTGATGAATTAATTTTATCATTTTGTTTATTAGGTTTCTCTGAATTATTAGATTTCTCTGAATTATTAGATTTCTCTGAATTATTAGGTTTCTCTGAATTATTAGGTTTCTCTGAATTATTAGATTTCTCTGAATTATTAGATTTATCTTGATTATTAGATTTTGCTGAATTATTAGATTTCTCTGGTAATACATTTGTTTTTATTTTAATTTTAATATTTCCATCATTTGTATTTGTTATAGCACCTTTATCTGTAATTACTTTTAATTCTGTTTTAATGGAATTTGGTAATTTAATTTCAGTCTGTTTTGTTTTCTCCATAATTGTTTCTGTCTTTACTTCTTTAGGTACGACCTTTTTTCTTTTTGTATACTTTCTTTTTTTCTTAGGTTTAGGTTTTTCTCTTTTTACAGGTGCTACATTTTTATACCAGTCAAGGAATGGTATTTTTAAATTTTTATTTAAATTAAATAATTTTGTAATAAATAATTTTAACTCATTTTTTGTCATTGTATGATTTTTAATATTTCCAGTCGTTTCTAATTTAATTAATTCAAAGTACTTTTGAGCTTTGATAGCATATCCTAAACCTAAATGTTTCTTAAAAATACTTAATTCTTTATTGTGATTTCTAATATATACTAAATATTGCCATATATATCGTAATCTTATTTTATCATACATATTCTTTTTTAACATCCCATTCTTATCTACTAAATGATTTAATGTTAAAAAATCAATAGCACATTTAATATGTTTTGCCCGTTTAGAGAACTTTATACCAAATATATTCTCATCTGTATAACTTATTTCTTTATTTTTAGGTTTATTAACTTTCTTATTCTCCATAATATTATTAATTAATAATGATATAATTTATGATTATTTAATTTTATAATATTAATTGAATTCTCAGAATAACTACTAAATATATTCTCTGCTCCATCGATACTAATTGGTTTTCTTTTATATCTTCTCAATTCTTTTTTATTATTATCAACTTTATCCAGTTTCTTCTTGTAAAGTTTTCCATTAAAATTAACTAGTGTGTACAAATATGAGAAATCAGGTTCTTTTTCTGTTTTTCTATTTTGCTGATTATTATTTATATTGTTTTCACTGCTCTCATATAATTCTTCTAAATTTTCTTTTGATTTATTTTTAACAGGTTTCTTTCTTGGTTTATTTTGTTTTTTTTTAATTTCAGTTGGCAATTCATAAAACTGTATCAGTTTATTATAGATTCCATTTGCATAATTAATATCCAGTTTTATCTTATTGTTATAATATGTATTTCTATTATTATCTTTAAAAAGTAAATTAAATAATAAAAATATTAATGAAATTCTATTACTAATATTAGATTTCTTTAATTTATGATTAAATATATTATAATATAGATCATAATAGTTATTAATTTTAAAATCATTAAATAGATTTTTATAACTTTTAAATAACTCAAAGAAAACTAAAATATAATTATCATTAAAATTTTGATTTATTGTTTCTACATTTTTTAATAACTTAGTTTTGCTAAATTTATTAATAATAGTATTTAATAAATTATTAAATTGCTCTTTATTATTTGATGACAATAAGTATATTAATTCTAAAAAATATTTATGTTGTTCAGTTGGCAAATATTGTTTAATTTCTATCCAAATATTATAATTAATTTTATTTAATTTATTAATTATAATAGCAGAATCAAATAATAATTTAGTTTCATATTTTTTTTTATATAAATTTTGAGTTTTTATTAAATTATTTAAATCAGTGCCTAAATCATTAAAAACTAATCTATCTTCTTTTAAATATAAATTTTTATCCTTATTTTTTACAATGTCAATACATGTATTTAATTTTGTTAATGTCTTCTGATTTAATGAAGAATAATAATCACAATACAACTCTATTAAAATTTCTAATAATAAATCAACCTGTTTATTAACAATAAATTCACATATATAGATTTGTATGTTTTGATAATCTTGATTAAAAAAAGAAATTTTTAAATTATCACTCATAGTTTTCTTTGAGACATTAATATCAGTCCAAGATTTCATTTAATTAAATTTAGTTAAATATTTTTTTTATAGAATTTAAATTTAAATTGAGTTTTTATTAATATTTACAGAACCAATTTTTTTTGCATGCATTAATAAATTTTTATAATCCATTAAAGAATTCATGTAAAATTTAATTAAATGTTGTTTTAAATTTCCAAGCGATTTATTTAAATCTTGATTACTAATATCTTTAATTATAAAGTTTTTAATATCAATTACATCATATAAATTTGTAAAAACATTATTTATATTTGTTTTATAATTTGACTCAAATATGCTGTATAATTTATATAACTCTTTAGATTGTTTGCTAATTTTTTTATCTTTCATATTAATAATAACTTTCTTCTTATCAAGACATTTATTCGATGCTAATATAGGATTATTTTTTGATACAGATATAAAGAAATCTAATTCAGATGTATTATTAAAATGTTTTTTTGTAGAACAATCAAGAGATAATCCCTTTTTTGTTTTATATAATTTAGAGAAATCATTTGTTTTATATTGCGTATTCATTTTGCATATAGAATCCTCTAATTTTGATTGTGATGAATTCTCACTTAATAAAAGTCCAAGATGTTTTGTAAAAGCATTTGCTTCATCTTTTGTCATTAAACTTGTTAATAATTTTACACCTTTTAAATTAGAAAAATTTACTTTATCAATCCTTTTATTATCTTTATAATCAAATTGAGGCATATTACAATAATTTACAACAAGTAAGTCATTCTCTAATTTAATATTGCGTTGTATAATACCAGCAATTGAGTAATCACCTCCACTCTCAAGATCATAAACATCTACAATAGTTTTTATCATATTAAGAATAGATGAATAATGATTACCAATCATATTTGCTATTTCTGATTTTTTTATAAACTTATTTTCTTTTGAGAACATTCCTTTATTAGATACAAAATCTATAAGGTTTGATTGTTCTTTTGGAACAAAATATAAAGCACTATTTAAATTTTCTAAATCAACTTTTAAATGTTTATTTAAGTTTTTCTCTAATATTAAAAGATGATTATTATTTAACTCATTCATAAACATATTATATTCTTTTTTATTAAATTTATTAGCATCTTTGCTGATTAATGTATAACATATTTTATTTAACATTTCTAATTCTTTACCAAAAACTCCTTTAAAATTTTCATTTTGTTTAGATGTTAGATTTCCCATAATATTTAATTTAATAATATATTATTTATTATAATAAAATTTGAAAAATATAAACTTTAAATTTAGTATAATTATTAAAATTATACTAGAATATTAAAATGAAGTGTCCTAATTGTAAAAAGAAATGTGGATTAATGACACATAATTGTAGATATTGCAATTTAGAATTATGTATACTATGCAGAGATATTAATGTACATAATTGTAAGAGATTAGATGATTGTAAAAAAAGAAAATTATCAGAGTTAGAAAATAAATTAAATTCAGAAAAAGTAGTAAGTCAAAAAATTATTAAAATATAATAAAAAATATTAGATATTTTTTTATTTAAAAAAATTTGAATTTATTTTTTAATTCTAAAATTATTTTATTTAAGAATATTATACAAAACTTACATAATGGAAGAGCCACTATTAACAGAAAACAGAAGCCGTCATGTTATTTTCCCAATACAATACCACGATGTATGGTCTATGTACAAGAAACATGTTTCAACATATTGGACTGTGGAAGAAATTGATTTTATGAAGGATATGGATGATTGGAATAAATTAAGTAAAGATGAACAACATTTCATTAAAAATGTATTAGCATTCTTTGCTGCTTCTGATGGAATTGTAAATGAAAACTTAGCACTTCGTTTTATGCAAGAAATAAAAGCACCAGAAGTTCTTGCATTTTATAGTTTTCAAAATGCAATAGAAACAGTTCATAGTGAAACATATTCTCTTCTAATTGATACATATATTAAAGATGATGAAGAAAAGAGTAGGCTATTAAATGCAGTAGAAACAATACCTTGTGTTGGTAAAAAAGCTAATTGGGCAATGAAATGGATTAATGATAATGAATCATCATTTCAGAAAAGATTAGTAGCATTTGCAATTATAGAAGGTATATTCTTTAGTGGAGCATTCTGTGCTATTTATTGGTTAAAAGAAAAAGGATTAATGCATGGATTAACATTTAGCAATGAATTAATTAGCAGAGATGAATCATTACATACTGAATTTGCAATCTTATTATATAGCCATATTGCAAATAAATTAGATGAAGAAGAAGTACAATCTATTATTAAAGAAGCAGTTGAAATTGAGAAAGAATTTATAATTGATAGTATTCCATGTGCTTTACTGGGAATGAATAATGATTTAATGAGAGAATATATTGAGTTTGTTGCAGATAGATTAGTAGTGCAATTAGGATACAATAAAATTTATAATACAGCTAATCCATTCCAATTTATGGACAGAATTGGTATGGATTTAAAAACGAATTTCTTTGAGTCAAGAGTAAGTAATTATAGTAAGGCAGAGTTACACAGTGCAAATTCTAAACCATTAGTGTTTGATACTAATGATGATGATGACGATTTTTAAATTTATTTAGCTTTATAAGCAACCATTCCAGTAGGCATCACAAATTTAACATATACTTTTTTAACACCTTGTTTATTGGTGTATTCAAATGATTCAGCACCCGACTTTCTAGCTTTTTCTTTAGCTTCCATAAAACCATTCATTTTCTTTTTTCCAGCACCATTTTGTTTAGTCGATTTTTTAGCAGGCATTTTATTTATATTAATATTTTTATATTAATTAAATAATTAAATTAATTAATTAGCAATTTTTTCAATATAATATAATCCTTGTAAAAAAGCATCTGCTAAATCATCTTTTTTTTTATGATTATTAAAAATATCATTATATTTTTCATAATCTTCTACAATTAATCTATCTTTTAGAAAATAATTTGTATAAATTATTGCTAATTTTTTATTTTTAGTATATTTACTCTTAATTTTAATTATATCTTCTGAATTATTAATTTCAGATAAATTTTTTCCAAGTTTTAATTTATTTGAAGCATTTATAAATTTAATTAAATTTATATCTCTGCCCATAATAACCTTTTCATATTGAAAAAAACTATATAGAATTATTTGTATTGACTTCATTACAGGATTTTTTAAAACAGGCTGATTCTCTAATAATACCTCTGTTATATCATGATCAATAAATATTTCTTGTAATTTATTATATAATACATTAGTTATAGTATCTAATGATACTTCTTTACACTTTACTCCATCTTCTATTAGTTGTATAATTCCCCAATCAATCACTTTAATATTGTTATTATTATCAATTGCATTATCTTTATACATTAAACAATATGCTAGATTTTTTATACCAATATCAAATGATAAAATCATTATTAATTTATTTAAATTTATAATGCTTAAATAAAAATTATTTAATTTGTCTTAAAATTTTAATTAATTCAGTAAAAGATAAATTAGAAAGATTTTGTTTTAATACATATGAAAAATTTAACCAATATTTATCATTTAAATATTTTGGATTATCTTTTGTTAAACCATATTCTAAATTTAACATTTGATAATATCTTTGATAGAAATCATATAAGTTAGTTGAATGTTTTAAATTAAATCTTTCTTCAATTATAATATAATGTTTCTTTATTATATCCTCTGGTATCATTCTTAAATAATTAATTTGATGACGATAATTAAAATCTGGACATTTAATTAATTTGTTTTTTTCAAGTAGTATATTTCTTAAATTATCAATTAAAACAATATAGTTATCTTTAATTAAATTATATTTTTTCTTTTTTTGTAAAGTTTTGATTATAATAGGTTTTATATGTGTTATTGATTTTTTATAATGTCCTTTATCATTTATTATTAAATTATCTCTAGTAAATATAGGTATATTAAATTTATAATCAATAACTTTTTCAATTTGTTTAATAATATAATTCGCCCAATTTTTCTCTGAAGCAGTATAAATAAATAATTCTATATTATCATATTTATTAATATTTTTCAGAAATTTTTTAAATTTTGGACGAATTATATATTTTTCTAATTCTTCATGTAATAATTTTGTGTTATATCTTATCTGATTTTTATTTATTTTTTTTAATTTATTATTAATATCTTTTATCAAATAATATTCATTAATTTGTGGTAATATATTACCAATTATAGTATTATCTAAATCCAATAAAAGAACTATTGGATATAAATTATGATTAATCTTTGACATATAAATATACTTAATTTATTCATATATTTTAATTTTATCACCTAATTCGCTATATAAATTATTTAATTCTTTTAATAGATTGTCTGGTGTTAATTGTTTAACATAAAATTCATCATATGTATTTACATTACTTATATTATATTTATTTAAATTTAAATTATTTTTAATATCATACTCTAATGTTTCTTTATGTTTTTTAATAAAATTTCTAAATTGTTTATAACAGTAGTCAATTCTAATTTTAGAATAACATAAATTTATTTTGTTTGTTTTATAATCTATTAAATTTTGTGTATCAACAAATGTTAATTCATTCCAAAAATTAACTGCTTCATTATTCCAAGTTGGATTTGCAATAATATTTTTAATACCACTTAACAAATTACCAATATTATTATTTTTTAAATTCATAGAATTCTTATTTCTTTTATAATGCCCTTTTAAATCATATTGATTTATATATGATTGATATATGTTGTATTTCGGTTCTTCATTATTACATACTGGAAATTTATCAATTATAAACACATGTCCAGGAAAGAATTTACTTTTATCAGCATTATGCGGAAGTGCATTTGATTTATTCATATTATTATTTGTCATTAAGATATAATAGAAATATCTTTTTCTAATATTTTTTTTAGATAAATCTTGTTTAAGTTTATTAAAAATATTTAATTTATGTTGTAATTTATTAGATTTTTTATCATATCTATTATTAATTTTTGATACTTCACAATATTCTACTTTTTTAAGTCTATCTGAACCTCCTAAAATGTATGTTAGCATTACAGCAGTATTTAAACATTTTGTTGTTCTCATTTGCATATTATAATCTTTCATTGTACCTGATAATAATTGCATTAAAGGTTCTAAATACTTCATAACAAGTGATGTAACTTCACATTCTTTATATTGACAAACCTTCATTTGTAAATTTATTTAAATTAATATTTTAATATTAATTTTTTATTAAATTTAAAATATTAATAATAAATAAATATGAAAGTTTGGAGTGTAGTTCAAATAATTTTAATCATTATTTTAGCAGTATTTTCTGTTAATATGCTTAGTCAAAAATTTATTCCTAGTGAAGATAATGATAAAGAAAATTTTGAGAATAATAAAGAAGAATTTAGCGATTTAATAAAAAAATTAGAAGAGTCAGTTAATAAACTTGAAACTGCTGCTGATAAAATAGATAAATTTAATGAAGGTAATAATATGGATAGTGAAGATGTTAATGATGTTGAGGATGAAGATGAAGTTGATGAAGAAGAATTTAAATCTAAAAAAAAATCTAAAAAAATGAATAAAAAATCTAAAAAACCTGTTAATGATGATGATGATGATGATGATAATTACATGGAGAAATTTACTTCTTATTCTGGTATGTCTTCTAAATTTGGAGGGGATTACTTATTACTATAAATTTAACTAAATTTATAAAAGATTGTCTTTAATTATACCAGCTTTTCTATCTTCTGGTTTAATATATTTCATTCCTAAAAATTTAAAAATATCCTCTTCTTTCTCAAATGGTTTCCCTTTATTATCTACAAATTTGCCATTTTTTTTTAAACCATATTCACTTAATGAATATCCTAATGATAAAGCATGATTTCTCATTTCTACATTAAATTGACCACTTCCTGTAAAATATAATAGAGTGAAAGCATAGTTACTATAATCAGTATAAATCATATCAAGCCTTCTATGTGTTTTATGACGAGGTAATTTTGATATACCCATGAATTTCTTTTCACCTTTTGCTAATGTTTCTGTAACATATTTGTCTTCTTCTAATTTTTCAATAATATCATTAAATAATTTAGTATCCTTATTTTTTGTTGTACATAAAACATCAATATCACCACTATTTTTTGCGTTTCTTCTATATGAACCTACAACTTCATATATTAAATCGTCGTTTTTATCAACACCTTTTATAAAATCTGTTATAAAACTATCATGTCTCTCCATCTCTTTTCTTGGAATTCTTTTTAGTAAATCTTCATAATACTTTAATCCTAATTTTTGTTTATCATTTAAAAGTGTCTCATCTTTTTCTAATTTTATTTTTAAATCATCAATTGATGATACTTTGTGTTTATTAACTAATTCATTTGCTTTACTTGGTCCAATACCATATATATTTGACAGAGTTTCTATAATTTTACTATCTTCTGATATTGCTTTAACCTGTTCTATTTCACCAGTCTTAATAAACTCTTCTATTTTTGTTCTAATGCTTCCTTTTGCTAATCCAGATATCTTATCTAAATCATTAATAGATGTTATTTCTTCTTCATGTTCTTTAATTGCCTGAATTGCTTTAATGTAAGCACGATATCGAAATGTTTCCTTCTTTGCTTTTTTATCATTTGCAAGTTTAGTAAGTTCTTTAAGAATATTAGATTTTAAGTCTGTTTTCTGAGATGTCGCCATTGTTGATTTTATTATAAATATTTAATTTATAATAAATAAAAATAATTCAAATTTTTATTATCTAAAAAGATTTAATTGTTTTATTATCAATAATATCTTTTAATTTGAACTTTAACATCATTCTACCTTTAAAATTAGCAGTATCAACATATTCTTGTAGTACTTTTATTTTTTCATTATCTAATTTAAAGATATTATTGAGTATATGTAAGACTTCTAAAAATATTTCATTATCATAATTTTTATATTTAAATATAGTATCAATTAAATATTCTTTATTAATATCAACAATCTCATTTTTTATTAAATTAGAAATAATATAAATTTTACCTTTAAGAAACTTTGCATTTTTATTTATATCACAAAACTCATTATATTCTAATTTGACTTTATCAATATGTTTATTAATTAATATTAAATCATCATTTTTATTTGAGATAATATCATTAATTTGAGAAATAATATAATTGTTTATATTTTTAACTAACTCTTTATTATCAATATTAATAATTTCTTGAAATAAATTTATATATAATTTATAATATGTAGTTTGTTTATAGGAAATCTCAAATAATTTATTAATTATTTTAATATAATTATCATCTGAAATAT